TGAAGTAGTTGCAGATTGCAATACTGTCAATGCAGCTGAACTATCAACAGCCCAGTTACCAGCGCCACGTCGTGTACGCTGAGCGATCAAGTTAGCAACACGGTTGATTAGAACAGCTAGGGCTGCGTGTTCGTCACCAACGTAAGTAGCTGTACCAGATACAGTAGCTTGGTTGTATGTGAATTCAGTCGTAGCCAATGTACGTAGAGACAATAAGATTTCTTGGTCGATTTCAGCAGTAATTTCTTGTGCTAGAGCGGCCATGATTTCTGCTTCAACGTCAATACCATGTTGTGATTGAGCGTCTTGTGCAGCTTCAAATGTCCAACGTGCTTGTAACTTACGTGACTTAGCTTCAACAGCTTGACGTAAGATTTGTACGCTGATTTGCTTACCACCGTTGCCTTCTAAGGCAGCAGTATCATTACCAGTGTAATAGCTTGTTGAGCTATCAGCATATGGAGTGCGAGAATACGCTTGAGCGATCTTGAATGGGCTCAATGCTTCTTCACCAGCAGTAACAGAAGTTGCTGCCGCGCTATTGTCAGTCAATGACTGAGCATAGCGAACACGTAATGTGTGGATTTGACCAACTGGACCAGTCATTGGCTGAACACCGACTAGTTCGTTAGCGATAACAGTAGGCATAACACGACGGATAACCGGTAGAATAACACGGTTTAGAGTAGCGATGTTACCTGCTGTAGTTGTACCAGCTGAAGATTCAGCCAATAATTGCTTTTTGGTGTTTTCTAAGATAACACCCATTGTTGAGCGGCGTGTGCCCTTTAAGCCTTCAAGTAGGGCTTCTTTGGTCTCGTCCCAACGGCCTTCTAATAGAACTTTTGACATGTTTAATTTCTCCTAATATATGTCGTTTTTATAGCCCTGCTAAACGCTTAATGTCGATAACGTTATCACGTTGTTCCACATCAACTTCTTGTTTCGCAGTTTGTTTATCCCCAGTAATTACTTTTGACTCTGATAAAGATTGTTTTACAACTTTCTTTTCAGCGCCAGTGTTTAGTACTGCTGGAAGATACTTATCGAAAGCGGCTTGTAGACGCGGTGTCTGTACGCTTTCTAGTAAGTTACGCATTGTACCTGCTTTTTCCTCATTTAGAGTACTTAGCAAATCAGCCATAGTCTTCTCACGAAGGTTAGACTCTTTAATCATGCGAACTTCACGTTCTTTGCTTTCAACTAATTTCTTAGCATCAGCGACTTTGACTTGTGATTCAGATAGTTGTTGTTCCATATCAGAAACTTTTGCCATTAATTTACGTGTTTCAGCCTTATCATTTAGATGAGTAACACTGAACTCGCTAGCAAAACTTTCAAAGATACGACGACCAAAATTGTTCTCACGAGCAATCTTAATGTCTTCCTTCAACTGACTCATTTCACCCTTTAGATGTTTAGTTACGGCAGCATTCAAACGAGAAGAAGATTCAGCAACAAAACGTGCTTTCAATGCTTCTAGTTGTTTACGACCTTCTGCTACTAACTTAACTTTAGCTTCAACTACTGCTTGCTTGTCTGTGGCGAATTCTTTAATTTCACGAGCTAATGCGTGAACAATGAATTGTTCTAGTTTCTGCTGGCTTTCTAGTTGAACTTTGCGTTCAGCACGTAATTCTTTGATTTCTTCTGCTAACTTAGTTACCATAAAATCATTGAACTTAACTGCGTTTTCACGTAGTTTTTGTTGTGCTTTCACACGGTCTTCGTTCATAGCTTGTCTTTCTGATTGAAATTCTTGAATTTCAGTAGATAGACTTTCACTAACCATCTTATCAAGGGCTTCTACCATCACGCTTCTGTCATGTTCATAACGTTGTGCGAATTCTTCACGTAATTCGGCACGTACTTGCTCTTTGGCTTCATTCAATTTGGATGCCCATGCCTCATTAATAGCGACACTAGTTTCCTCATTGATAAGACCACTTTCAAGTAATGGTTTGATAGCATCTAACATGCTTAATCCCCTTTATTTAATTTTGAGATCCTTGATAAGACGAGTAACCTCTTCTCTCAAGTATCTCTGTACTTTCGCATCGCTCTGAGCATCTTTTGCTATCTCAAGCGTTCTATGACCATGACGCATATTCATCATACCTTCATAAATTGCTTTAGGATAAGCATTAGGTGCGCTCGGTTGAGCAACGATATCCACAGTAACTATTTCAAAGTCACTGACACGGCCGTCTAAGTCATTCACGTTTCCGCTACCACGACTAGATACGCCTAGTTTGACACCACTCTCCAACATTGTAGACACTAACTGTCCCATTGGAGTTGGTAAAATCTTTAGTTTTCCGAATCCGTTCGCGCCGTCCATCCACATTTGAGTAATCATATGTGAAACACGGTCTAAGTTAATCTTCAAATCATCAGGGTGATCGACTTCACCTAAGACTGAATATCCGGTAGAGATTTGTTCGTTGAGAGTATTGACGGCTGATTCAATTTCGGAAACAGG